GGAACAGCTGGAAGAGGTTGTTGCCAATGTAGGCAAAGAGCGCCGGGGCGTTGTTCACGAAGCTTGGGCTGATTCGCGTGATCGCCCCCCAGTTCGCGCTCCACCACTTCCCGCCGGCGGCGTTGCCCTGGTAGATCGCAATGATGGTGTCGGAGCCGAAGATCGGGTCGCCCTTGCGCTTCATCAAAAAGCCCGCGCACAAAAGGCCGTTGCTGATGAACTGCCCGGCGCTCACTGGCTGGGAGAAGTCAGCGTACTGCCAGGTGCCATCGATCGCGCTGTTGTAGGAGCTGTTGGGGTCGAAGCTTGAAATGCTCGAGACATCAGTCCCGATGATGCTCCACACCCCGTATCGATTCGCGAACAGCACCAGGCGCCCATAGTCACAAATGCTGTACGGCTGATCGGTGCCGACGATGCCGGTCAAGGGCAGCAGGGTGAAGTTTGGCGTCGGCGGCGAGGCGCCCGTGGGCACGTAGACGTCTGAGAGCGCCTGCACGGAGCCTAACCCGAAGATGTACAAGTAGCCGTTCGTCGCGTGCAGCTGGATGACGAGCGAGCGCAAGATTGGATCCACCAGGACACTGAAGCCCCCGCCATCGGTGGTCGTGAAGTCGCTGAAGGAATCCGGCGCCGAGTAATACAGGATGCGCCCTTGTATGATCCACACCCGATCCTGGTACACCTCGATCGAGGACCCGAAGCTTGGCGCGCCGGTGCCGGTGATCGCCGCGATGTTGCCCGTGCCGTTCCACTGGTAGTAGCCGGTGGAATCGATGATGAGGACGTTCGAGTTCTGCCACTGGATGATCCGGGTGCCGGTGCCTGAGAGCACCACGCCCCCATCGATCTCGGTCTTGGTGTTGGTGGCGACGTTGTACGCGAAGAGCTTGCCGGTGGTGGTGGCAGTGATCAGGTACTCGACGTTGGCGATGTTGCAGCTGCGATCGTAATAGACGAGGGCCGCGCCATAGGCCTGAAGCAGTGTTGAGATATCAAAGATTGAGTGCGCGTTGGCTGCACCGATCGGCTGGCAGTTCTCGCAATTGTAGAAGCACCCATCAGGGGTCGCGGTCCTGGTGTTGGTCGTGTTGACCGCCAGGAAGCTCTTGAGGGAGTAGCTTTGAAGGGGCCGCTCTTCTTTGCTTTCAACTTTTTGCGCCACGGCTCACCGCCGGTACGCATCGCGCCATCGCGAGGAGAGAAAGGCCCAAGCGGCAGCCTGGCGCTCCACCAGGTATTTCTTGTAGAAAATGTCCGCCTCATTCATCGATTGCTCGCCGTACTTGGCAATGTGAGCGGCCCAGAATTGCACCAGCCCCTGGAAGACCACAGGAATCACCTCAGGGCTGCTGTCGTCGATGAGCGGCGGGGGCAGCAGCACCACATCCCAGTCGGAGTTATACGCCTGGTCGGGCACCGGGTTTAGCCACACGATGTTGGCGCCCTGCATGGCCATCGACCCGGGACGGGTCTGGTAATTCTGGAACATGCGCAGCTTCGCGTCCTGCTCGGTGAAGCTGCGATTCTGGCACTTGATGCGCATGTTGCCCCAGTAGATCGTCACCCCCATCACCTCGATCACGTACAGCCCCTGCCCCGGGGGGGTGCCCGTGTTGACGGTGCCCACGAGCGGGTAGAGCTCCCGCTGGGCGGTCAAGGGGATGCTCGTGATCAGCTGCCGCAGGCACTTGGTGTCCGCGCAGATCCGGTTGCGTGCTTGGTTGACATCATCGGTCAACTCGGTGTCGGACCAGTACTGAGCGGTGGGGTCGGAGAGCAGGCGGCGGGTGCGAAGGATGTACAGCGGCAGCAGACCCGCCGCTGACCCATCGACGGTTAGATCGGAGTCGGCAGTGACATCAGAATCGGCTGTCCATGCCGTAGGCACTCATGCTCTCACGGTGCCGAGGGTTCGGCCGCAGCCGGGGGATGGAGTCCGCCACCCCCGGCCGCAGCTCCCCCACCGGGGTGCACGTGGGGGCGTCGCCCCCCAGTCCTGGTGCCGGTGCGCGCCGGCGCACGGGCGGGATCGGGCTCCTCGTCCGGGTCCTCATCATCGAAGTGGAACTTACCCTCGATGAAGGCGATCTTGTCCAGCTGTTTGACGGCATCAACGTAGGTGTGCTTGCCGGGGATCAGGAGCCCCAACTGATTCAGCGCCCGGCTCTTGTCCTCCTCGCCCAGCTGGAAGATGAACGTCGCAGCTTCAAGGGTAAGGATGGTCGGCTCGCCTGGCACAAACTCGAAGTCCTCCCCGTCGTAGCGACCAAGAAGAGTGTGATCCAGGCTCGAGATTACTTTGATGTTCATAGCGTGCCCCCAGTATCAGTCAAGCCGGCCCCGCGAAGGGGCCGGGGAATCTTAGCGCCAGTAGATCGACCAGCGGGTGGTGCCGGCGCCTCCGTTGGCGATCACGATGGTCTGCCCCGCCCCCTCGAACTCGATCTGCTCGGTGGTCGATACCGCGGCCAGCTGCCGGAAGGTCGGCGTTGGAATCGCCGGGGTGTAGGTGGAGGTGCCCGGCACGATCGGCGCGCCGGTGTTGTCCGGGTTGTACTGCACCGCGCAGTTGGGGCCGAGCGCCACGTTGTAGTCCCCGTAGCTGGGCACCCACACCGGCAAGAAGCTCGCCGCGGTCACGGTCGGATTGGTCCCGGTGAGCGGCAGGTAGATGTTCATGGTCGTCACCGACGGGATCGACAAGATCACCAGGGTGATCAGGTTGACGGCCGTGTTGACGGTGGCGCCGGTGATCTGGAAGTACGTCCACGGGGAATCCAGCTGGTTGCCGCCATACGAGGTAGGCCCGTGGCCGGTGGTGGAGTTCTGGATGATCGTGGTGCCGTTTGACTGCTTGGTGGCCGTGTAGCCATGCGCGGAGTTGAAGGTCAACGTCGCGATGTTCGACCCAGGCGTGGCGACGCCCGAAACGGTCTGCAGCTGCAGGAGGCCTCCGGCGCCCAGGGCGATTGGCACCGCGGTGGTGGAGAACTCCGGCTGCAGGAAGACATTGTTCGGCAGGGCCTGAAGCTGTTGCATGGCTGCTTTGTCCTTAGGTGATGGGCAGCGAGGTCCAGCCGGTGATGCGGCCGTTCGCCTTGGGCTTCACATTCACGATCTGCCAGGCGTTCACGACCACACCGACGTAGCCGATCTGGAAGTTCGGGATCGTCGACTCGAAGCCGGAGAAGTTGAAAGCGGCCTGGTCGTGCCAGTACGCATTCAGGTAGTTGGTGTTGACGAAATCGATGTTGCCGTAGTCCGCGAGCGGGAAGTACGGGTCCATGTAGATCGGCACACCGGCCACATCCAGCGCCTTGAAGGCCGCTCGAGGCCGATCCCCGTCCGAGTCGAAGGCATTGCCCGGGGTGATCATGTAGGTCTCGGACCCCACGAAATCCTGCGCAAGGTTCGCCCAGGTGCCAGCATCGGTCACACCGAAGGAGGGCTGCTCGCCGCAGAAGTTGTTGAGGCCGACGATCCACTGCATGACCGTCTTTCGGGTTGGGTTGCCGCCGCCCGAGGCGCGCACATACGACTGCCACCACGGGTTTGCCGTGCGGTTGATGTTGCCGTAGGTGACGAGGTTGGTGCCGTTGTCGATCGCCCCGTCCAGGCCGATGACCTGGTTGTTCGTGGTCGACACGTTGGAGTAGGCGCCGGTGGCCATGAAGTCCATCGTCGCGTTGGTCGCATCGTTCATGCGCGCCTGGATCAGCGGGATCACCGCGTGATCCACCTGCACAAGCCCCTCCATGCCTAAGAAGGGGATGGGGGTCAGGACCAGCTGCAGGTTGAACTCCGCATCCTGCACGCCGGTGAGCGGCGGCGGGGGGGTGAAGCTGCCATCGTACCCGGCAGCCGATGCCACGACCATCGGTGAACCTTGCACGGGCACCGTGACCGAGGAGACACCGCCGCCTGCTGATTGCGCGTTGGCCAGCAACGCTGCCATCAAAGGCGAGGCGTTGTAAATCTGAACGATCAGCTGTGGGATGAACGCCCGGCGCGTGATCGCCGCAAGTTCAGCGTATTGCGGGCCGGATGAGGGAAGTAGACCACCAGGGACTGGCATGGATAAGCTCCATTGTTACCGGACCCCCATCCGTGTGATTGAGGCTACGGCGCTGTTCTGCGCCCTCGAAATTGGTTGATCATGTCGCCGGCGACTTTGGCGGAGAGCTTGCGCAGCGCGCCAAGGCCGTGCGCGCCCGCCTTCCTGAAATCCTGGTCCGGGCGAATCTCGATTGGATCGCCCTGGTTGTGGGCGCCTGAGCGGTACTCACCCGGGCCCGGCTCAGCGGAGCGGCGCTCGGCGGCCGCGAGCTTCATCGCGGTCTCGTAAGAGCACTTCTCAGAAACGATGATCGCCTCGATCTCCGCCACCGTGAAGCCGGCCTCGATGATCTCCCGGTTCCGAGCCTCCTGCCGGCGGGTGACCCGCTCGGTCATCAGATCGTTTTCCAGTTTCTGCTCGCGCTCCAGGGAGCGCGTTTCCACCGCAGCGATCTGATCCTCAAGCTCGATCTCCGGGAAGTGCAGGGCGGGGTTGGCCTTCTTCGCCAGGCGCAGGCTTTGGCGGTGAACCTCAGGGTTCTTCGACAGCTCAAGGCCTAAGTGATAGGCCTTCAGCTGCGCCGGGGTCAGATCCTCGATACCTGCCACTGCTGCTCCTTAAACGACCGAGCCGGCTACGGAGCTCAGCTTCTTGTCGTTCTTGCGCATGCCCTTGCGGGTGGAGTCGAAGCCGCCCATCTCCATCATGCGCGGCGGATTTCTCATCCGGCCGTGCTCGAGGGAATTGCTCGTCGGATCACGCAGCGTGCCGGCGTTGGGACCTAAGAACTTCTTTCGCTGATCGGCCATGATCGTGCTCCTTACGCGGCGACCGCTGCGCCAGGTGCGCCGCCTGCCAGTGACTGCGGGCCACCGCCCGGAGGGCCGGAGGGTGCCATGAGAGCGGTCTTCACTTCGGCGGGCATGATATCGGTCGACTGCTCTTCTTTGTCGCCGAACTCTTTGGTGATCGAGGCAATCGCCTTTTGGATCACCTTGCCCTTAGCGCTCCCGGATCCGTGCGCGACCAGTGCGCGCTCGAGCATCCGCAACGCCACCTGCACTCCAGCATCAGCACTTGCCTGCTCGCCCTTGGGTTGCTGCGGCGTCGCGGTCGGCGCTGCGGCTGGGCCCGGCGGAGCGTCCCCAGCACCGGCACCGCCTGCGCCACCTGGAGGGGTTGGCTGCGGCTGCATCTGATCCGGCGGTACGCTCATGCGGCGCGATGCTCTAACGAAATCATGACGACTGTCAAGCTACAAACGAAAACGCCGCAGGATTTGGGCCTGCGGCGTTGGTCTTTACCGGCGACCCTTCCGGCCCTTGCGATGGCGCATGGCTGTCTCCTTTCGTTGACGGCGTCCCCTTGCGGGGTGTTGCCACTGGGCCCCCAGACGCGCGTTACTGTACACCCGCTCAAGTCGGCGCGGTAGGGGCAGCTCCGTTGGGCTTGCCGGGACGGCCCGGCGCCTTGCCCTTCGCGCGCATCTCCTCGAGCTTCATCTGTTGCTCGGCCGCCGCTTTCTCGGCCGGCATGATCTCCTGCTCGAGCTCGTAGATGAGGCGCCGACGATTGGGCACGGACAACATCGACAAGAAACGCTTACGGGTGATCGCCTTGACCTTCAACAGCTGGAAGGCCAGCGCTGTCTGATCGTCGGCGAAGATCGGGGAGTTGGAGTGCGCGTCGACCTTCACCATGAAATCATCGGTGAACTGGTTGGCCACGAACTTCGTGCCATCCTCGGCGATGAGCTTTTTGTTGTCGTACTTCTGCAGCAGCTTCAAATACACCGTGGCCAGCTGCTCGAGTGAGTCCTCGATGATGAGCGCGCGCTTTTTTGCCCGGGCGCTGCCGAGCTTTGCGAGCTCCGTGGCATGGCCGCCGGAGCGCACGCCGGGGACAGCCTTACCCTGGGTGGAGGCGGGCAGGCCGCTCATGTCCTCGAACTCCGCATCAATCCGATCGATGCGCGCGTACAGGTCCGAGGGAATCTCGATCTTCACCCGCTCAGCTTTCGGGGTGCCGTTGCCCAAGCCATCAGGCGCGTTCATGAACCCGCTGGGCGTGTCAAGGGCGTTCTGCAGCTCGAGTAGATCGCCGGGGAATCCGGTCGCGGTGGAGGGTGAGTGAGCCTGCAGCTCCTGGAGGTGATCGATCTGCGCCATGCACTTGTTGCGGTACACCTGCAGCGGCGTCAACCGTTCAACTTCAGCGATGCCCCAGATGTAGTTCGGGTCCGGGTTCGGGCACACCTGGATGAACGGGGTCTCGTTGTCTAGCCACCCGGTTTTGGTCAGCGGGCGATCCAGCAGCGGCACGAAGGGATCCGCAACGGTGAAGATCCGAAAGTCCTTTAGCGCATCATCGTAGACGTAAAGCTCGTACAGCTCGAGCAGCTCCTCTTGCACGCGCGGCACGTAGTTCATCGAGATTTGCGCCAGCCAGTCCACCACCGCCGAGCCCTGCCCGGACAAAGGATCCTGGCCCGACATGATGATCCGATCGATGCCCGCGGCCTGCGCTTCGATCATGCCTTCGGCGCGGCGGCTCACCTGTTTTAATATCGACTGGAAACGCGGCAGATCCCCGAAGTCGTTGGTGAACTGCGAAGGGGTGATCGTGTAGCAGTGAACGAAGGCTTCCTGCTTTGACAGCTGATAGGTGTCCTCGCGCAGCACCCCGAAGTTGTGCGGCAGCACGATCCCCGGATAGATCCCGTTCTTCTTCCACAGCGGCTTGATGAAGGTTGAGCCGTAGACCAGCGCGAGGTTCAGCGCAAGCCCGTAACTGATATCGGTGTTCGAGGTGTGCCATTCGTCGTTGACGTAGCCATCAAGCGGTGTCGTCCACGGCTGGTACTTCTTATCCACCGAGGCGCCGATTTCCACCGAAAAGCGGGTGGTGTCCTGGGAGTACAAGAACGATGACAGCTGATCGACGTGCGGCCACAGCTTGTTGCCAGGAGGGGGGCCGATGCCGGTTTCGGTGTCCTCGTTTTCGTAGGACCCGTCAGTGCCGTACAGCCAATAGAAGCGGTTTGAAATGTACTGCTGCCGGCGCTCGGTGCGAGAAACGAGGCAGCGATTCGTGAGCTCCTCGACGAGTTTTAAGCGCTTGAACTTGTCGCCCCTCTTATCGCCGTCTGGGATTTTCACCAGGGGTCTCCTTCGGCAACGGCTTCGTTGCTTCAGTGAATGCCCCCACGGCAGCCACGGACCTCCACACACCTCGAGCGTAAGTTACAATTATATCCAGCCGGAACCTGTGCTGGTGTGCCTGCATCAGCTCCACCGCAACCGGCCCCTTCAACTCCACCGGTTCATCAACCTGGGCCCAGAAGCTAAGCTCCCCATCCGGGGAGATTCCGTACTCTGCCGCCTCAAGTTCAAGGCCCAGGCCCTGCGCGAAGCTGACTCGATATCTCACGAGCCCCGCCTCCAGATCTTGAAGTACTCGCGGTTCGCGTGCATCCAGATCAGCTTGCCGATCCGGGAGAGATCCATGTCGCGCGAGATGTAGCGCAACGGCACGTAGGTACGAGCCCTCACGTCGGCTTCTCCTTCACCCGCTCGACCTCCACACCCGTCGCACCCATCGGCACCAGGTGATGCGGGGTCTTGTGCCCCGCGGCAGTGTGCACCAGCTGGCCCGCCTTGTTCTTCTTCCATTCCGAAGGATCGTAGCCATCCCCGTATCCGGTCTCAGACAGTTTGTTTTCCCGGTTGGTGAGCGCCGGCATGTGCACGCCGAACTCCCCGGCGCGCGCGGCGGCGGCCTCAGGGTAGGTGCGATTTTTCTTTCGCAGCCGATCCATGACACTGCCGCCGGACCTTGAGGGCGACAACGACAAATCAGACAACCCTTGCATCTCCGCGGCCTCGCGCACCAGCCTGTCAGCGCGCCTGGTGCCGGGGCGAATGTGGCCCGGTGCCTGTACGAATATCAACGTCACGAAGGACTTGCTGCACCCGTGGGGGCACTTGGGGACCACGACGCCCTTTTTCTTCACGCCCACGATCTGCTCAAAGGTGCCGTGCGCCTTGCACTGGAATGCGTGAAGAACCCCCATGCCCTACCCCATGCTGTGGCCGCGGGGCGCCGCGGCGAAGACGGACTGAAAGGACGGGAGCACGGTGCCGGGCCCCGCCCCCACCCGAACCCACTCCAGCCCACCAGCGGCGAGGTTATACCGAAACCTCACCGGTGTCCGCAACGGGCGAGGATCCGAAGCCACGACTGCCTGGTAATAGGCGCCGACCTTGCAGCAGACAATTGATCCGTCCAGGATTTTCCTAAGCTGCCGGGAGAATCGCAGCTGCTCGCCGGGGTAGATCCAAGCCTGGTTGCGCTCGCGAAACTTCGCTTTGAAGGAGGAACAGGGGCTGCTGTCGTTGAAGCCAAGGGCCCGAGCAAGCGCGCTGCCGTGACCCGCCCACCCATACTGCGGGTCGGTGAACAGGAGCTTGAACCAGTACCGCAGCTCCGCGGCCGACATAGCCCCAGGCGGGGATCGTAGATGAGGGTGTGCATCGCCAAAGGGCCTCACTTGCCTAAGCCCATCAATCGGCGCTGCCGATCGATAATGCGGTCCACGACGCTCATGGTGCGGGTCGGCTCCTCGTTGGTGCGGGCGAAGGTAATACTCTTCTGCATCAGCTGCGCGCGCAACTTGTCGTGCCACATCTGCACCGCAAGCGCCGCCCCGATCACCCGGTCATCCTTCTTTCGGCCCGCCGAGGCTGGCGCGTTGCCAGGCTCTTGCACCACCCATTTCATCTCCTCGATGAGCTCGCGGGAGTGCGGCACCGCCATCCCGCGGGTGAAGTAGTCCTTGAAGGTCGACATGTACCGAACCTTCTCTTTGTGGGTCGACACGGTGCCGCGCGCCGTGGGCCTGCGGGAGATTGCATCTTGCTTGCTCCACATAAACTCCCTCATGCCACCTAGGAAGTTCGTGATCACCTTGCGGTCTGCCGCGGCGCCGGCGAACTGCTGCTTCTTCAGTGTGTCGATCTCGCCCAGCACCGCAACCCCCGGGCCGTTGACCTCGAGGTTCCAGGCGCAAGGCGCGTAGATGCCAGCCAGGTACACCATGACCCACGCGAATGCGTAGGGCAGGCAGTCGGGGGTGCAGTACTCGGCCACCTGTTCGATCCGATCGGCGTAGCAGCGCCACACGGAAATCACGAACCGATCGGCCCAGTCAGAAGACCCGTAGGCCGGGTCGGCCCCTAACACGTACTGCGCGCCCTCCAGGGGCTGCTCGTAGACGAAGAGGTTGGCGACCTTGCGCGGCACAATCAGGATCTGGGAGTCCACCATGTTGTGGCGGATCTCAACGCGGAAGAACTCCGCCTCCTTTTCGGTGGCGATGCGCTTGTGGCAGTCGGTTAAGTCCTTGGTTGAAAAATACTGCGCGCCGGTGACGATGAAGGCCTGGTGCTCGGTCCAGGGCATCTCCTGCAGCACCATGTCAGGGTCTGCCACTTTCTCCTCGGAGTAATAGCGATACCAGGCGATCTGCTCCGGGCTGATTTGCTTCGTGCCGTTGACGAACTCCATCGCATCCCCGTACAGAAGCGCCACGTCGCGCGAGAGTTTGCGCTCCTCCTGGGTCATCTTCCCATCCGAGCCCCAGTACACTTTGAACAGCTGGCTGTTCCGATCCACCCGATACAGCTCGTGCTGCCACCAGCTGGTAAACATCGCCCGCTGCGTTGTCGCCTTGCGAGCCGTGCGCCACATCTCCTCGAAGGCGTTGTAGCCGTTGGCGGTGGACTCCCACACATACAATCGATCCGGGTTGATCTCCGCTAGCGCATTGCGCAGGGAGTAGTAGCCGTCCTGGTCGCCCCAAAATCCCATCTCCGTTGCGTGCACGAAGGCGTTGCCCTTGGACCGGCCCAACTTACCGCCCCCTCCTCCGCGGGTGCCGGCGATCTGGTACTGCAACCGGGAGATTGAGCCTGAGGGAAATTTGAACACGAACTCATCACGGTTGTGTCCGAGGGCCTTGGGCTTAAACGCTTTGGGCAGCGACTCGTAGTACTGCGCGAGCTGCGTGCGAAAGGCGGTGTGCGCTTTTTCCTCGTGCACGACGATCGAGCCGTCCATGCCCTGGTGCATGAAGGGCCAGTACAGATCCATCGCGAGCATCACGGTGGAAAGCCCGATCTGCCGGCACTTCAGGACCGTGAAATCGTGGATGCCCTCATCAAGGCCCTTCGCGATCTGGGTGATCACCCAGCGCTGCGGCCCGTAGGGTTTCTCAAGCGCGATCGGGCCGTACTCTTTGGAGTTGATCTTCAGGTTCGAGCAGAACCGCCAGAAGTGCGTGAGGTCGAAGGTGCTCAACGGTTCTTCTTGCGCTGGGCCCTCGCGAGCTTATTGCGCTTTCGATTTTTCGCACGCTTATGCGCGAACTCCACGGTACACACCTCTCCCGCCCACTTCCCGCCGGCCGGTTGTGTCTTGCCCTTCACGCCCGCTCTCCCTCGAACCGATCGCCCACGCGCTGTACATCCACTACGGCTGCGCCGCATCCGGTGCAGCGCGTGCCGAGCGCCAAGGATCTAAGCTGCTTCGCGCAGTTGCCGCACAAGGTCATCCCGAAGCCTGCCAGCTTGCACGGCAGATCCTCGTGGGGGAAGTCGAAGGTACGGACTGTGACGCGCACGATCATGCGCGGATCCTACACGGCGAGCGTGAACCAGTCGTTGGCCAGAAGATCAGTCTGTGAGCACAGCCACGGTACGATCGTCCCGTCGACCGTCTTCATGTCCACGTGCGGGTGGTAGTTGATCTCGGTGCCTTCCGGGTAGATCCCGAGCAACGGCGGGCGGTTCACTTTGAACACCGAGCCTGGCACCAGGAACAAGAACATATCCTTGCCGTTCCAGCCGCGCCGCGCCACCCGATTTCCCGCTCGCATCGAGATGATGGCGTTGCCGATGTCCATGTCAGGAAGCTGCGCCGGAAGCCGCGGGAGCGTCACTCGCAGTCACTGAAGCGGGTGCGCTGACGGCCTCCGGCGCTGCGTGCTGTACGGCAGCGCGTTCCCTTGCAGCCACCTGCACCTGGTAAGCCATCCACTGCGCAAACCCTTCGCCCGCAGGATCGCGCGGGGCGTCGGCGTCTTGCAGCAATTGCACGTTCTGCCGGCCGTGAGGCCGCCCCAGATGGTCAAACACTACGAGGTTCACCGCCCGCTCATCGTGCACGAAACACACGATCGCAGCATACGGCTGCTTCGCATCCCCCCTGCCATCTTGGGTCTTCGCCGGGGTGTACAGCACCACGCGGCCAACGGTGGGGGTGATCACAGCGCGCGAACCCGGTTATGCCGCGGAAGGCGGCGCAGCAGAAACGCCGGCAGCGGTGTCAAGACTGCCCACGGCGCTAGCCGTAGCCGGGCTTTTGGCCTCCGCCGTCTGCAGTTGCACCCGCAGGTGCGCACCCCAGGATTCAAGCAGCCCCAGCGCATCATCGGCAAACTTCGCCACCCCCGCTTCCAGTGCGGGATTGCCCGCTGCAGCCTTCGTCACCGCACCCAGGTGCGCCTCGAGCGAATCGATCACGTGCTGGGCTTCGTTGCTCAAATTCCGCGGGGTTACCGCAGCTGTCGTGCCTTGCGCACCGGCCGGCACAGCGTTCTGGTTCACGGGAGTGGGGGGGGTGGGCATGGGTAAACTCCAACGGCGGGGATGTGAAGACCGGGCCCGAATCTGCTCCTGGTGCAGCGCGACTGTCAAGCATTTCCCGCTTTGCACGGGTTTTATGGGGGGAAGCGTGGGATCCACCTCCGACACGCGAGCCGAGTCCAATCGCGCGTCCGCAAACCCATTTCGGGGCCGCGAGTTCGCATAATCCCTATTCTGTCAAATGCGGAGCGGTGCAGCAATGTGAGCATCATCAATGCTTTGCGGTAGTAACGTCAGACGGCACATCGGCCAAAGTGTCACTCGGCCCATCAGCAGCGTTGCCGTTTTGCGCACACTCGGCCGGCCGCGTTGCCGAGATAGCAACACGCGCGGCGGTATCCAACGAAGCGTCAAAATTTTGACGCTCTGCTGCCTGAGCAAGTGTTCCACGTGGAACATTCGCGCTCTCGCGCTGCAGTCGTGCGACCAGGTCGGCAGCTTCGCGTCTGCGCCGTTCGATCTCCAGGGGGTTTGACTCCGGTGCGGGTGTGCGTCGTGGGGGTGGGTGCCTGCCCCACAGCGGTGAGGGCTCTGGCGGCTTGGCTCGTGCTGCCGCTCTGGCTGCTTCGATCCCGCGAAGCGCGGGCCCGTCAGGGTCGCCCGCGCGCGCGTTCGGACTGACTGATATGGACTGATCTGACGGATTGGGTGCAATAGCTTCAGGGGTAGGCGCTATTATTGCAGGGGTAGCGCGCATAGGTTGCAGGGGTAGCTGATCTAGGGGTGCAATAGCTTCAGGGGTGCTATTAGTGCAGTGGTGCACAGGCTTCAGGGGTAAGGTGAGCCTGTAGCCGGTCGGTAACGTGCCGCGAGAGGGTCTCTCAACCTGGATCAAGCTGGCTTGCTTTAGGTACAACAGGGACGCCTGGACGGCGCGCGGTGAGAGGCCGGTTTGGCGGGCCATTGTAGGGACCGATGGCCAGGCATTGCGGCCGTCTTTGTCGGCGTACCAGGCCAGCACCAGCAGCACAAGCTTGACCGATGGCAGGCCGCTAACCGGGTATTCCCACGCCAGGCGTGATTGCTCCACGCTCATATGGGCATGGCCAGCTGAAGGCGGTGTGCTTCAGACTCGGCGAGGGCTGTGGTACTCTGATCGGGCAAGGGCTGACTCCCTGGCAATCTGTAGGGGCCGTAACGAAGTGAAGAGCGTTGCGGCCCCTTTTCGTTTGGGTAGGCCGCGCGCCAATAGCCTAAGCCTCGGCGGGCTGGTGTCACAGTCTTGACACATTCGCGGCGTTGTGCATTGCGTTCCGAATCCGATCGACTTGACAAGCTTTTGCGCTGTCACCATACTCCGGTTACCAGTTAGGTAACTGGCAATCTCTTCTCAATCATTAGGAGTCAGTTCAATGCACACTCACATCCGTAACACGGATCACATTCACAATTTCACCCGCGGTGCTGTGGCTAACCCCTCGGTGCTGGCGAATCTCATGAAGGGCCTTACCGATGAGCAGATTCGCGCACAGGCGCCATCTGTGTTTGCCGAGGCCCCGCATGGCAGCCGCTCGGATCGGTATACCTACATTCCGACCGCGCAGCTACTGGCGGGTCTTCGCAAAGAGGGTTTTGTTCCGATGAGCGTGGTGCAGTCCAATTGCCGGACCCCTGGCAAAAAGGACTTCACCAAGCACATGCTGAAGCTCACTCACGTTGATGCGACCGCGCTGGCGAAGGTCGGCGACAGCATCCCGCAAATCTGTTTGACAAACAGCCACGACGGCTCGAGCACCTATGTGCTGCAGCTGGGTATGTGGCGCCTGATCTGCTCTAACGGGCTGCTGGTTTGCGAGGCGGGCTTTGACCAGGTGAGGGTCCCGCACATCGGGGATGTCCGTAACCAGGTGATCGAGGGGGCCTTTGAGGTGATCAGTCAGTGCAAACAGATCGCCCCGCGGATCGAAGCGATGCGCGCTGTGCAGCTCAACGCGCAAGAGCAGGAGGTGTTTGCGCGCCAAGCCCTGCAGCTGCGATTTGAGCCGGCCGAGGGCGAGCAAGCCCCGGTGCGCGCGGACCAGGTGCTCAAGCCCCGGCGCTACGAGGACCAGGCGCGGGACCTGTGGACCACGTTCAACACGGTGCAGGAAAACGTGATCAAAGGCGGCCAGCGCTACGTCAAGCCGGCCCGCTACGAAGTGGACCCTGACACGGGCATCGGCAAGAGGATCCCGGCCCGGCGCATGAAGGCGCGCGAGGTTAAGGGGATCGATCAGAACACGGGGCTGAATCGTGCTCTGTGGCGCCTGGCTGAGGAAATGCGGGCATTGAAGTCTGCCGCGTGATGTGAGCGTTTTCACCAGGGCCCGTCGGAGGTCGGGCCCGAGTGAACACACTTAAGGAGGTCCCGTGAAGCATCTCGCCCCCATTGGGCGCATTGCAGGCAAGGTCCTGCTGCGCCTTTTGATCCTGGCCGCCGCAATGGCGGCCGGGTTCGTTTTTCGCGTGGTCGCGGGCTCGTGAGCCGGCGCCTGTCAAACCAGGAGCGCGCCACGCTCATCGCCAGAGCCGCCGGCGCGTTCATGGAAGCTAAGAACGCCCTAACAGCCGCCGACTGTGGAGAGCTTGCGGCTCGCGCCCACTCCCTTCAGAAGGCCGCCAGCGCGGCCTACACGCTCGCCAGCGGCCGGGAACACCATGAGATCAGGTGCACGCACGGGACCCTGCTCACGCGAGCGTGCGCGGCCTGTGCGGCGGTCAGCGGGCCTTGAAGCCGTTGCGCACCATCGCCTCGTGCATGGCGCGCAGGATGTTCTCGATGCGAGGTTCGGTGTTCGCCGGGTAGCGCTGAATCGGCACCGTGACATCGCTGCGGTAACGGCGGGCGATCTCAAATGCGAGCTCTAGTTCTTTGAGGGCGGTCTCACCCTGCTCGATCTGTGAGTCACACTCGCGCAGGAAGCTGTCAATGAGGTCAAAGTAGATGTTGTCCGCATCATCCGTGGTCACCTCACCCAGCCGCTTTTGGATCTCGGCCCGCTTGCGCTTAAAGCCCTTCAGCTGATCGCGTATCTGCGCACGGCGCCCCTCGAGCCGCTGCAGCACGTAGACCGGCACGTTCACCGGCGGATCTTGCATGATGCCGTCGTTCATGTAGAGCATCACGGACTTTCAGGCACGCTGCTGCGGGCCCTCGACAGGAGCGGTGCCTTCGCCCCGGTCATACCGGGCGCGCTTCTCATCGTTCTCCAGGACATCCGCCGCCGCATTGACAGCGGTCATCTCCTGTGCGGCCTTCGGATCCTTGTTGCGGTCCGGGTGTAGCTTCTGGGCCTTTTGCTTGCGCGCACGGCGGATCTGCGCCTTGGTGGCGTTCTTGGGCAGGCCGAGGGTCTCGTAAAGATCAGGCATTGGCGTTCTTCAGTAGTTGGGATATCAGCGGGCTCGAGTTATAAATCTGGATGAGCAGGCGCGGAACGTAAACGTTGTGCAGGATCGCGTTGACCTCTGCGGAGTAGTTAATGACGCCGCCGGCGATGGTGCCGATCGGCGGGATGGGCGCGATCACGAACGGGGGTGGCAGGAATATCTGCGGCGCCTCCGGCAGCTCA